GAGATTATGAGTGAGCATATTCAGTATGATTTCCTCTATGATAACCACTTCTCTGAACTGAAAGAAGCAGAACTTCTTAATGAGAGACTAACTCTTGCTCAAACTGCTGAACCATACGTCGGCAAATACTATTCTCAAGATTATGTTCGTCGTAAAATTCTGCGTCAAACTGATATTGAGATCCTTGAGCAAGATAAAATCATCAAAGATGAAATTAAAAAAGGTATTATTCCTGATCCAATGGCACCTGTTGATCCCGAAACTGGTCAACCTTTAGATGCAGCATCCATGGATTTGGGCAAACCTCAGATGGAACCAGAGATTGACGGATCCGCTACTGAGGCACCAGAAATGCCCAAGGGTGGTGAAATATAAATATATGTAGTTGTTTATTATACAATTAAATGGATGACCTTTTAGATGCTATTGTGACTGACGAGTCTCCCTCTCAGATTAGCGACAAGATCAAAGATCTTTTATTTGCAAAATCTGCAGAGAAAATTGATGCATTCCGCCCTTATGTGGCATCTCAAACCTTCGGTGACCCCGCTGAAGCTGAGGAAGAAATTGATGATGAGGACATCGAATCCACTGATGGTGTCTGATACTTATAAATAAATAAAAAATTCTGTATAACAATGTCAAGGATAATCATTTCTGCTGGTGAACAAAAATTAGCTACGGGCATTGGTAACTCAACGACCGTCAATTCTGCCAGATTTGTCAGAATCTATAACGATTCTGGTGCAACTGCGGCTTTATTTGTACAGGATGCTAATTATTCTGGTATTGGATCTATCACTATTCCTAACGGAACTATTGAAACGATCGAAAAACATCCAGAAGACACCATTTATTATATTGGCAGTGCAACAATTAAGGTTGCAAGAGTAGGAGTCACCGCGTAAAAACCAATGAAACTTATCAGAGAAGAAATCGAAACAGTTGATTTTATCGTTGAGGAACGCAACGGTAAAAAGAATTTGTACATTGAGGGAGTGTTCCTCCAAGGAAACATCAAGAACCGTAATGGTCGCATGTATCCTATGGAAACTCTGCGCCGTGAAGTTGCTCGTTACAACGAAAACCATGTTGTTGCAGGTAGAGCACTTGGTGAACTCGGTCACCCTGACGGTCCCACCGTTAACCTTGATCGTGTTTCCCACAAGATTGTTTCTTTGAAAGAGTCTGGTTCCAACTTTATTGGTAAGGCAAAGATCATGAATACCCCAATGGGTAACATTGCTAAGAGTCTTATTGATGAAGGCGTAAAACTCGGCGTTTCTTCTCGTGGTATCGGATCCCTCAAAATGACTCGTGAGGGTGTCAACATTGTTGGTGATGACTTCATGTTAGCAACTGCTGCTGATATCGTCGCTGATCCTTCTGCTCCCGATGCATTTGTTGAGGGAATTATGGAAGGAAAAGATTGGGTCTGGGATGGTGGCATCCTTCGTGAAAAGTATGCGGAAAAGACCTATAAAACTATCAATACATTGGTTGATCAGAAGAAGTTAGATGAGCAGAAATTGAATCTGTTCAATGACTTTCTGAATAGTATTTGATCATTGATAAAATATTTTAATTTATAAATAAATATAGATTTTATACAGTAAAGAATCGGAGCGTTCAAATGTCCAGTGGAGATTTACAAGAAATGGAAGTAGGCACAAAGCAATCCAAAACTGCTGTCAATGCCGGAGCGAAACCAGCTGACTCTATGGATACGTCCATCGCTGGTTCATACGAAGATCTCGGAGGTCCTACCCCTGAGAACTACAAACCAGACGACGACTCAGCAAAGCTGAAGACTCCTGGCGGAACTCTCAAAGGCGTCAAAGACGTGGTTACT